TGCCGAGATATTTGTCTGTAATCTCAACGATACGAGGAGCCCAGTTAGTACCGAAGGCACTACCAGTTGCTTCCTGTAGCTTACTGACAAGCGTATTGAACTGATTCATTAGGTCATCAAAGTTCAGCTCTGGCTCTGGCTGGCGGGCAGTCGCAGGAGCATCAGTAATAAACTGACCATTTGTCTCTTGGGCCTGCTTATCAATAGCATCACCAATAGCATCTACAAGTGATTGATAATTGAATGGAATAGAATCAGGTGTATATTTGAAACGAGAACCTGCGACGAAGCGAGGAGTTCCGCGCAGATACAGAATAGTCTGAACCTCACCTGTCTCTTCATTCAGGAATGGGTGTGCATAACCAATAATGTCTGCCGCACGGTCTACAATATTACGCGGACGGTTAGCAAGCGTAGGCACAATCTGATCGTACTCTTTGCCATTTTCATCTGTAAATGTCTTATCTTGAGCATGGCTAATCATAATAAGGCCATATCCCATCTGCGGAATGCTGCGGATGGCCTCATCGAACTCCTTAGAAGCCATTGCCCATCCCTGACCATATGGAATCTCATTGATTTTAGACACACCATTTTGGCTGCAAATATACTTCTCACAGAGGTCATAAGCAATATCTACAGTATCCAGAGTAATGTTGAGGAATTGCTCTCGCGCACGGTCGTCCTTTAGCTGACGAAGAACCTGCTTGAACTCACTCCAAGAATTGATGGGCTGAGCCATAATGCCTGGAATAGCGAGATAACCAGTCTCAAACGCGAGAAGTAGATTCTTCTCAAACTTTGAAGCGATAGTTGTCTTACCGGTCTTTGGCTGACCATAGAATAACATAGTATACCCGCGCAAATCGCGACTTACCTCGTGGGGTTTGATAGAAAAAATATCAATAGCCATTTTCTTCTCCTTTTCTAAAGATACAATAGGATAAGAAAGGGGAGTAAATATTACTCCCCCTTACTTTATCTTAGAACTTGTAGTTAGTTCCAGCCGTAGGAGAAGCGGCGGTTGGAGGAGTTACACTACCTCCATCAAAAGGAGCAGTCATTCCCGACGCAGGGAACCCAGACTGACCACTCTTAGAGTTATTACGCTTTTCTGCACGAGCCTTCGCTGCGGCCTTCTGCTCTTCACGCTTCTGGAGAGCTTCCTTATACTCAGCCACGGTGATGGTAGTCTCATCATCAAACGGATAAGACTCAGGAGCACAACCATCAATTACCCACTGACGGAGAGTTCGAGTTGTATACTCGACCTGCGGAGCGCCCCAAGCACTTTCAACCTCGTGTGCGATACGCTGAGTTGCAGAAACAATACGTCCCCACACAAACACGATATAAGGATTCTTGTCGTTGATGTCAAGTCCCTCAAAATACTTGATACCATCAGGATTAGTTAGCGTATAAGTAACCGGAATGAGGTCCTGACGATAATTGAATACATACCCACGAAGATTCATATAATCATCGCCGTCTTCAACCTCAACGACAGATGCATTAGTAATCATCATATCAGTCTCAAAGTTACTACGCTTATCACGGAAACCATCATTCGCATAATGGGTAAACCCGCCACGAACTTCCTTGGTTTCAACCATATTACCATCACGCCCCATAAAGTCATTCACGCTAACATCACCCTGAATGCGGAGCTTGGTGGCCTTATCCTTACCATCCTTTTCCCAAGTTGGAGCGCCATCAATAAGAGACTTCAGAATCGTATAAGTCTCATTCTCTTTGCCGCTCTTCCAAGTTGGGGTCACAAAAGCATAACGCACAGAAACAATATTGATACCATCTTCATCAGTAACAATATTCACCTGTCCATTGATATAATCCTGACCAGGATTCTGTGAGTCTGGACCTGTTACATTTTCAAAGAGATTGAAATTATAAACATAACCTTCAATAAAAACCTTATTATCCCAGTTAGTCTTCAAAATATCCCTCTTTCTCTCAGTAATCTCTTTTTCTTACAATTATATTATACTATATTTTTTATTCTTCTGTCAAGGTTTTTTCTTCGGGCCATTCCCCTGTGATAAATTCACTGAAAGGTAGCGTGTGAACGAAATTGACAAAATCTTTAGACCAGCCACTCAAACGATGATTCTTACGCTGGCGATACATAGTGCGAAGAACTTGATAATTTAGATTTACCATACGGGTCTGTCTCCATCCTGAAGGAAGCATACCCTTTAGGTATTCAAAATACTTCTTTTTGAGTTCTTTATCTTCACAATTCTTGTAACGATAATTCACTAAATTGTTGAGCGCGTCAATATAATTGAGCATAACCATATCTATATCTTGGTCTGTTCCCCAAGGAATTTGAATATCTGGTTCTGTAACACCAGTCTTAGACAAGGTATGCATAGTAGATTGACTATTAGCTGTAGTTCCGACTTTATAGGTATCAAACTCCGAGAAGAAGAAAACTGGAGCTGTAACATCTACCCATACCTGAATCATTCGTAAGAACTTGGCATGTTCATCACTACCAGCCATACAAAGACGTTTAGCTAAATCATAGTCAGCTTCGCCCATAAAGAAATCTTCTTGTTCTCCGATATATCCACTATCAGATTTATCGTAAGATTGGAGTGGATGCCGCATACCCCAGATTGCGGGGCCCCATCCTTCAATAAGTTTCAAATCAAAATCTACCATTTATCCTACCCCTTTGTTTCCATTATATCCAAGAGTATCAGAACTATATAAACTAATATAATATTTCTCTTTTTCATTCAATTCTTTTTGAGTGCATTCTTCCAAGAGCTCAAAAGAGAAAACATCTAATCCATATTCTTTAGCTGCGGCATATAGCTTATTACCTGCGGGCGCATCAATTCCAAGCATTGCTTTCATATGGTCTGTCCACCGACGCTTCATATCTATAGCTTGACCGATATAACATTCGCCAGTTTCTTGATTAGTAATTTTGTAAATCCCGCAAGTAGTTTCTTTACCTAAAATCTTTGGTATTTTCTTCTTTGCTATTGGAGAATAATATGCAGTCCAAATTACCATATAAATCGCACGAGGTTTGCTAATTTTAGCAGCGATATTTCTCAATATATTTATATCACCTTGTTGTTCTATTGGTAACTGAATGCAATAGAAATCTTTGTTCTCTTGGATATTCTTTTCTCTTTGCGCGGCTTCTATTGCTACACGTCGAGTCTCTTTCCAAGAATCAAGCTCTGCTTTTAGATTATTTATTTTCTCTTCAATTTTAGCAGAATCTTTTTCATATTGAGCATCCAAGTCCATCTTGCGGGCTTGGTATTCTGCATCTGCCATAGCACGAGCAGATTCCAAACGTTGTTCTTCTCTACTAATTTGAGTGAATAACATTTGTTGCTGTGTCTCTTGGCGGGCATTATCTTCTTTTAGCTCAAAAATAGAATGAACATATTTTTCTTTTTCTTGGGCTGTTTTTTGAAACTCTTTTTCAAGAGTATCTTTCTTTGCTTGCAAATCATTTTTTTGTAATTCTAATTGTTTTTTCTCTTCTTGCAGTCGTTCTACTTCTGAGGAATATGCTCCTATTTCAGCTATCTGTTCTTGCTGCTTCTTATACTTACTTCCTAAATAAAATATAACTACTGCAAGGCATAAAATAATTAGAATAGAGAGAAAACTCATATAAAAAAATAGCGGAGTAAGGTATTTATGTAATAACTCTTACTCCGCCCTTCCTTTTATCTCATTATTCAGTTGTAAGACTAATGATTACTGCTTGTCGGCATCAGGGTCAGCAGCTGCACCTTCGTCGGTGAGACGAATGAGCTTGTCCTTCTGGCCCTCTACAACCTCACGAACAACGAGGCCCTTGCGCTGAAGACCATTGAGGATACCAGTCACAGAGTTATTTGCCATACCAAAATTAGCGGCAATATCCTTTGAGGTAACATCCTCGCCCTGGTGAGCCTGGAGGAAGGTTAGAACTGCCTGTGCATTCTCGGAAAACATCTTAGCCATAATAAAACTCCTTTTCTCTCGGGGATTTTCTTATCCCACTTTTATTACTGAAAATATTATACTATTTTTTTCTTCTTTTGTCAAGAAGAAATTTTTTCAGAAAAGAATTTTTTTCTTTTCTTTGAAACTATTATATCATGTTTTTTATAAGTTGTCAATAACTTTTTTTGTCCCAAAGTTTTTATAACAAATAGTCATATCCTTGGTTTTTTTATCATGCAGAACATTTTGATTTGCAGGACGCGCTGAACTATTGAGTCCAAAGTCAGAATCATATTCCCAACCAAGAGAAACATGTATATTATTAACATCTTCTCTCATTTTAGGAGAAACATTCCAACAAGAAACTCCATTAGTGCCAATAATAGTACAGCATTTAGTTATAATTGGGTTCAACCATCCATCTACCCAATCTTTATAATTCTTAAATTTTACATAAGACTGAGTATCTTCATCACTATACACTTCTTGATTATAATAGGGCGGAGAAGTTAATACTAAATCTGCCTTTATCTCTCCTGCGGGGATAGCTTCTGCAGGAAGATTATAAATAGAAACATTATCAGTTATTCCTAAAAAGTCTGCCAATTCTAACAAATGGTGATAAGTTTCTTTACAAGGTTCAAAACCTATATAATTAGCTCCAGATGCAACGGTACCAAGCATTCGTCCACCCCAGCCGCAGCAAGGATCAAACACAATTTCTGGGCTATAATAATCACAAATCATTTTTGCTAAATGCGGCCTAAACATTGTATTTTTTGTTAGACCATAACAAAAGTAAACCCCTCGCCTAAACTCACTTAGATAAGGAGTTGTATGAGATGTTTTATTCCACTTAATTACCTTTTGAAGATCTTTAGCATTCCAATAATCTTTAAAACCCTTCCCATTTGCGCCTTTTATATCAAAAAAATTAGGGAAAAAGTATTCACATAATTCCATACCGCGACGTTGTTGTGAAGCAGTATAATGACTATCAGAATTAAAAGCCTTTAAGTTTTTCCACGCTCTTTTTAAATCTTCTTCTGTATACTTATAGTGGAAATCAACTTTTGCTAATTCTTCTGCCATCCAAGGAAGCTTTTCATCAAATTCTTCCGCTATCATCATTCTGGTAGCGTTTTTTACATTCAGTATATCTTTTTGAAAATCCATAAAACCTCCTCTCTATTTATAAATATTATATCATATAAATAGAGAGGCTGTCAAGTAGTTTTTTAGAAGATAGAATCAAAAGTACAATCTTCTATATCTTTATCAGTTCTCATCTGCTCAAAAACAGGGTGTCGTATCGTGCCGTCTTTAGAGTTTACCGACATACAACTAATTTGAACAACTTTGCTCAAATAATGTTCAGGATGCTTTGACATATCTTCACGCATCGCATCAGTCAGACCAGACGCAACGCGCCCGACATATACGATTTCATCACCCTTGAAACATCCAAGAGACATAGAATTTTTCCACCCAAAGAACGCGGGCTTAGTAATTAGATTCCCCTCGTTGTCTCGATAAGGCCAAGTGTCTTGCTCCTTGCCTGTATAAAGATACTCAGGGTCTTCCAGTCCAATACAGATTAGGTCAATACTATCCAAATGCTGCTTATACTTGAACATCTGATTAGTAGTGCTCCGCATACCAGGACGATATGGACAGGTCTTCTTCTTGAATACCATCCCCTCGCCGCCCGCGGCAAAGATTTTCTGAAGCTCCTTTTCAAAATCTGTATAATATGTATGAGCGATTTCTACATAATCATTTTTAGATACCATCTCTTGCATTTCATCAGAGGTAAGATAAGATAGACGCTCATCGGTTCCCTTATTGATTAGTTCCTGTCCCGCATATGTAATACAATCAAATATATAATAATGAACAGGTCCACCATAAGAGTCAGAATTGAATTGACGAGCGACAGCATTTTTGGCCAAGCAACCAGAGAGCTTGGTAACATCATTAGAATGTCCTCCTACTACATAGATTTCTCCAAGTAAGATAGTCCCGCAAGGAAGATATTCTTCTGCCCACTTTTTGATATGAGGAAAGTTATCTGACTTTTCAGTTAACTCTCCTGTCTTTTTACTCTTACTGCGGCCAAACAGATAGACATATCCACTCGGAGTCTTTTCAAGCTGATAAAGAGCCCCATCCTTCTTCTCTTGGGCTAACCAATCATTTGTTGAAAAGACCTGCTCCACCACAGTTTGAGAAGGCTTTGAACAATATTTCATCGCAGGAATCTGATAGGATTCAGGATATAGACTCATTTTTCTCCTTTTTTGTTTTATTATACTATAAAGAGAGGGGTTTGTCAACCCCTCTCTATTTTAGCTAATCCGAATACTTTACACCCTTGCCAGCCCTATTCTGAACAGGGAGCTTGGTATTCTCTTTTAGTGAGATAACTACAGAAGTTACCTTCGCAGAATCATCTAACTTGATAGCAATTACTCCGCGTGCTGTCTTTCCTGTAGTATTCACATCATCCATCTTGAACTGGATAGCACGCCCACCATCGGTATAGATACAAGCATAGTCTCCATTAGTCTCTTGGAAATGAATAAACTTATCTCCATCCTTGAGATTAGCGCACTTGAATCCATTCTTATTTTGAGTAGACCCAATATAAATTGACTTATCACTCTTCTTGACCATACCAAGTTCAGTGAATCCTGCAATATAAGGATGCTTTTCATCTATATTCATAGACGTAACCAAAAGAATCTCTTCGCCATTCTTAAGATTTAGAAGAGCGCCAATTGCTGTTCCCTTATCCTTTGAAGTGCATTGCTTGATTTCTGCGACCTTCAAACGATAGGCTTTCCCAAGAGAAGAGAAGAACAATAACATTTCATCTGTGCGGGCTTTGATAACTGTCTTATAAGCCCTATTGGTAAAGGCTTTGACAGGAATGTTCTTGACATAACCATCATCGGTTACACATATAACCACATCTTCAATAATCTGCTCCTTGACCTTGCGGGAAGAAGTAGAAGATGCAATTGCCTTCTGACAGACTTCGCTCTTTCTCGGAGTCATAAAGTTATCTCGTAGAGCAGTAAGACGGTCT